CCCCGGCTAGCCCGGGGTTTTTTGTTGCCTGGGCACCCTAAGCAAAACGATGGGGATCTGCTATGGCTATTGTCTACATTGTCCTGGGCCTGGCTGCCATGACAGCCTGCCTCCTGTTTGCCGGGGCCACCCGGGTCGCTATCCGTCGCCGGCATCGCTCCTGGGTATCCACCGCCTGGGCCTCGGTGATCAGCGCTGGCTGGGTCGTGGTGGCTGTCCGTGGCCTGATGGAGTTGTGGCACTAGGGAATGCTGAAGGTACTTACCCACTAAGCCAGTCGCTATGAAAAAATATACCGTCACCCATGGATCCATCTTGCACGATGGCCAGCTATATCAAGCTGGGGATACGATCAGCCTCAGTGATAGCCTAGCCAAGCAGCTAGCGATCCACCTGGGTAAGCCAGAGCAGCCTAGCCAGATGGAGGAACCTAGCGATGGCTGAACCCTATGCCACCGTCGATGACTTTGTTGAGGCCTTTGGCACCGTCGAGGCCCGGCGCACCGCTAACATTGACGCTCCCACCGTCAATAACCCGGACAATGACCGGATGACCGAAGCGCTGGAGGATGCGTCGGATGAGATCGATAGCTACCTGCAGGAACGCTACAACGTTGCTGGCCTGCGGGACGATCCGCCCAGGCGGCTAAAGCGCATTTGCCTCGACATTGCCCGTTATACCCTCACCAAGAACCGCCCCCCTGAAGACTACCGGCTGCGCTACGAGGATGCGCTCAAGTGGCTAAGAGAGGCCGCTGCGGGCAAAGTTAGCCTGGGCCTGACGGTCACTGACGAGGTGACAACGACTGAGAGCCGGACCAACCGACCATTTGTCGTCAATGGTGCCGGTCGGGTCTTTACCTACAACGGAATGAAAAGTTTCTAATGCCGCTTACCTCGTTGCTGCATACCCTGGAGTCAGGCATCATCCACCGGCTACGGCTGGCGATGGAACCTATTGGCGTTGATGTGCAAGCATTTCCGGCCTCTCCAGTCGAATTTGAGCTAGCGCCCTATCGCAGCCAGATATTTTTTTCAATGCAACGACGGCGCTTTGACCCACCCGAGATCATCGACTCCATCCGCCGTGACTTCAGCCAGCGGATGACCATCGAATGGGGACTCCAGGCAGAATTTATTAACCTATCCACCCACAGCGGCGTCTACCTGGTGCTAGACCGTTGCTGGCTAGCTCTGAGCGGCTACAGCCCGGCCTATACTGGTGAGCTGGAGGGGCTTAACCGCATCGTCAACTTTGAACCCATGGCGCTGGTATCAGAGTCCTTCACCGGCCTATCTGAGGGCATTTACACCTATAACCAAACCTGGAGTCTGTCAGTGCTGGTCTACTCCGACATCGTGCAGCACCTGGCCGATGTTGGCCTGGTAGAAATTATCCCTGGCACCCCCGGCACCCCTGGCACGCCGGATACTGTTAGGCCTGTGGATCCATCGATACCGGTCCCCGGCCAGCCATTCCCGCTGGAAGAAATCAAGGTGGGCCTACGTCGGGCCAAGGCTAACGACCTGGAGGATAGCGTACTTGACCAGGAGCTAGACTATCCGGTTCCCTAGCCTGGATCCATGGCTGGGCACACTAAGAGCAGTCTATCCCAAGCTGCTATGGTTGCCCTCAACGCTGCTACCCAAACCGCTCCAGGCGTCTACGTCTACGAAAACGCTGAGGGGCCTATTCCAGCGACTATCGCCCCCTTTAACCGGGTCTACTATGTTGGCACCGCCACCGGTGGCACCGCCAATACTCCCACCCAGGTAATCAGTGTTGACGACTTCGAGAATGTCTTTACTAGCTCGAGTGCCGTCAACCTAAATAACCTTGCCTTTTTCTTTCGCAATGTGCCCAATGGGCAGTTCTACTACGTCAAGGCGGCCATCGCCCCTGTCACTACCGTCACCATCACCAATACTACCGCTGGGGCGTTCACCGTCACCATCAATGGCACCGCTGTTACCTACACCGCCCCCGCTAGCCCCACCCCGACCGCGACCACCATCATCACCGGCCTGGTGACCGCCATTAATGGCACCACCGCCATCAATACCGCCGTCGAGGCTGAATACGAGATCAATGATGCTGGGGCCAGCGTCTTTGCCAATAGCCAGTTCTACATTCGCCAAAAGAACCCCACCGCCACGGCTTTCACCGCTGTAGCGACAACTGCTAACCTGACGGTGGCGGCTGTGGCGGCACCAGCGACGGCTAACTACTGGGACTACATCTACGCCATCGAGAATAGCTTTGACGAAGATGATGAGCAAGGTTTCCTGGTATGCCCGGAGGCTTTCTATAGCCTTACCCGACAGTTTGAGCGCACCCAGATCGCCAATACCTTAGAAGCCAAGGCAGCTAGCGAGAACTATGACTGGATGGCCCTTGCTGACTGTGGCCCGCCTAGCACCATCGACACTAAGGCTGAATTTAAGGCCGAAGGGATGCTCTATGCCAGCGACCGTGGCCATCTGGCTTACTATTGCCCATGGCTAAAGGATACCGACAACGATGACATCAGCCCCGCCCTGGCGGCTGCCACCGTTGCCCTGCGTCGTTATGCTAGCCAAGGCTTCAACCAGCCCCCAGCAGGCCCCCAGTTCCCGCTGCGGGGTGTGGCGGATGTACGGGTCAAGCTAAGCCGTAGCGAACACGCTGACCTCAATGCCAACCAGATCAATGTGGTGAAAAACCTCAAGGGCCTTGGCATTGTCGTCTATGGCGCCAGAACCCGTAGCGTTAGCCCCTACTATCGGTTTATCAATACCCGGATTATCCTCAATGTCTATGCCCGGACGTTGTACACAGCGCTGACCAATGGCAAGATCCTGTTCTCGGTGATCGACGGCCAGGGCGTACTGTTCAACCGCATCAAAGAAACCGCCGACCTGGTGGCCTATCGGTTTTGGAGTGGTGGTGCATTCTTTGGCGCAACGCCTGCCGATGCGTTTCTGAACATTTGCGACCGGACCAACAACCCAGCCCTCGACCTGGAGGATGGCATCATCCGCATTGATAGCTATGTGGCCCCCAGCCCGACCGCTGAGCGCATCTTCGTCGGCGTCATTCGGGTGGCGATTGATCAGGTGGTAGAACGGACTAGCTAGGCCTGGGCACACTAAGAGCAGTAACCCTGACGTACTGCCATGCCACGAATTAACCCTATCGCCAAGAACCAGTTCTTGGTAACAATGCAGGACTTGACCTGTTATTTTGAGACGTTTTCGGGTATTGACGACAGTACCCAGACTTCAGAATATTCTGATGGTTTCAGCAATCGCATCTACCCGCTTCTAGGGCCTCGCTCTATTGCCGAGATCGGGCTAACCAAGGCCTATGAGCCCGAGACGGATGACGAAATTATTACCCTATGGAAAAACTTTAGGCTACGTCGTGGCGCTGATGTTAATGCCCGTGGCTATACGCTGACTGTCCAGCCGGTTGAGTATGCCCCAGATCCGGTTAACATTGGCGCTCCCTTTATCATCTACGGCTTCATGCCAACCCGGTTCACCCTGGCCGAGTCGGACAAGAAAAGCCAAGACGTATCCATGCTTACCCTGGCTGGCCGGGCCAATGACTGGAGCCGTGGCTGATGAAACTACAACGACTGACTGACGACGACGGGGCCGGGCAGGTAACGCTATCCAATGGCAAGGTGATCGGGTTCCGTGGCCCAACGGTGGGCGACATCCGTGGCATCCGGCGCACCATGCGCCAGGAGAACATACCCCTTGATGATGAGGTAGAGCTAGCCCTACGCCTGGCCGCCCGCTGCTGCATTCGCTATGGGGAGCAAAGTGACATCAACCTGGTGCAGCTAGAGGAGCTAAGCATTGGTGACTTCGCCTTAATATCAGAGGCGATGGCCCCTTTTTTGGCGGCGTCATCGACTACGACGACGACCGATTCCTAGAGACGGTCTACCACCTGAGTGGCCGTAGCTTTGCCAGCCTGCCAATGTATGAGGAAATGCCTATCCTGCGGCTGTATCGGGCTATCGCCATCCACAATGCGGCAGTTGAGGCGGAGAACCGATCCATGAGGCGTAGGTGATGCAAGGGCTCGTATCAAACCTGTTTATCAAGATCAGCGCCCAGGACTTTGCCAGTGGGCCGATCAAGCGGCTGGGCCAGCAGATCCGTGGCACCTTTGATGGCGTTGGTCAGCAGGTGAATAAGGGCGTCACCGAGTCATTGACCGGGGCAGTCTTCAAAGCCAACCTACTCACCCAGGGCTTTAACTTTGCCATTGGCAAGGCACAGGAGGCGGCCCAGAGCATCACCGGGGCGATCAACCAGGCCAATCAGCTACAGCTAGAGCAGATCAATGCTGCCACCACCTTTGCCAGCCTGACCGGCAAAAGCTATGAAGAGGCTGTAACGGTCATCGAAAGCCTTAACAACCGCCTGGCCAAGTCAGCCGCTACCCTGCCCGGTGCCACCCAGGAGTATAAGAACCTGGCGACAAGCATTCAGGACAATGTGCTGGAAGCCTTTAGGGGCCTTGATGGCGAAGTGGACCTACAGGGCTTTGAAGATACCGTGACAGGTATCTCTGAATCGTTCGGGGCCCTGACAGCGGCTAGCACCAAGCAGGTCGGCAATACGGCTATGGGGTTGACCAAAGCGCTGAGCGGTGCCAGCGTGTCGGAGCTGCGTACCAATATGTTTTTTGAGCAGAACCCGGTCATCCTCAACGAAATTGAAAAGCGCCTGCAGGAATTAGGTGTTGCCACGCTGCGAGATCTGGATGTCAAAACCCGGGTGAAGCTGATCGAGGAAGTTGGCAAGAAATTTATCACCGAAGATTTTAAGAAACAAGCTGGCGAGTCGGTTGATGGCTTGATCCAAGGCTTCAAGTCAGTGTTGTTTGACCCTAGTGGCGGCATTTTTGGGGTAATGCGTGACCTGGACGACCAGATGAAGGGCACCCAGAGCGCTTTCAGTGCCTACAACGAGGTAATCAAGTCGCTGATCGGGGAGGAGGGCCTGTTTGGCACCAAGGGGCCTATTGCTGCCCTCGGGACGGTGCTAGGACTCAACACTATGGACCCGATGAAGGCACTCCAGGGTGCCTTTAACCGCATCAATACCGGCATCCAGGCGGTTAGTGACTTCGTATTTAACTTTGCAGCCTTGATTGAGAATGGGGCCAACCTACGGGATGTGGTACTCAGTAACTTGGGGACTGTCCGCGAGAATGTGGCTGGATTTTTAGGAAACATTCTGGCCGATGCTACCGGCGGCCTGGGTCGGCTAATGTCTGGCGCAGCTAACTTCCTGGAACAGGCCCCAATCGGTGAACTACTGGCCAGCCTCTTTAATGGCCTCACCACCGCCCTGGCCGGGCTGGACATGAGCGGCCTAGGTAGCCAGGTGGGGCGTATCTTGGCAGCGCTTATCAATCAGATTGGGCGGTTCCTAGAAAAAGTTGATCTGGGTGCTTTGCTGGTGGCGGTGGGCCGTATGGCCATGGTCATTTTGTCTGGCATTGGTGCAGCCCTATCTAACTTGGACTGGAAAGCTGTCTTGCTCATAGGGCTAGCCATCTTTACTGCCTGGGCTAGCACTGTCCTAGTCGGTGCATTGATCAGCGCATTGACGATGGCCTTTGCTGGACTGATCTCGGCGGTCCTGGGTGCCTTGATTGGTTTGCCATTGTTGGTTATCTTGGCGGTTGCCGCTGGCATTGCGGCTCTGGCTTTCTTGATCGCCAAGAACTGGGATACGGTCTCTGCTACGGCTATCGAATGGTTCCAAAAGATTCGTGATGGCCTGGCCAACGGGCTAATGGGTGTTATTACCCAGGTTGAAAACTTCTTGGTTAATGCTCACACAACCGTCACTGACGCGATTAGTAAGCTGTTTACTGCTATCAAGAATAGGATCCTCGGCATGATCCCTGGCATGGGCGGTGATGCCCAGCCCGCCACCTCAACGGTGGGTTCTACGGCCAGCAACCTGCCAGGGGCGGAAGCTTTTGCCTCTATTAGCCGGGCCGGGGGCCAGCTGCCGGTTGCCTTTGGTGGCTTGCTGGGTGCTATCGGCCAGGAGCAGGCCAGCGCTCCGCCAGGCGCTAAGCCAGTCATTGCCAATAGCAGTGAATTTATCCTACGCCCAGACCAGGCCAGGGTATTTGCTGCAGGGGCAGCGATGGGCGGTGGCGGCCAGACTAACTACAACTTTAGCCCCACCATCAACCTGGGTGCTGGCACCGCCGAATCCCATGCCATGGAGGTGCTGCGATATTTTGAGATCTGGCTAAGTGAACATCAGCAGGCTAGCCTGGCCTAGGGGGCGCTATGTGGAACCAAAATGTAATGGACGGGCTGCCCGGGGGTGACCATACCCATGGCAGTCAGGTGGAATGCTTCTTGCTGGAATATGCCAGCGCCACCAATGCCCAGACCGCTAGGCTATGGAACTTTCTCTACAACCCAACCCAGATCACCTGGGAGCGTCGGGCCACCTATGCCGAAGGGGCTACCTATGCCACCAAGACCCCCATCCAGCAGTACCAGTACACCTCTGGCCGTAGCCTACGCCTGCCTGGGGTGCTGCTCGATGCGTGGTGGCTGGGTAAGACAGTCCAGCCACTGGTAGATGGCCTCTCTGCGCTGACTGAGGCGAAGCTGAGCGAGCAAACCTATAACCCACCCGTCTTGTCGCTGGTGATGGCCCAGCGAGTGGTCCTAGCGCCCTGTGTGCTGACTAGCCTATCGGTGACGGAGGTGGGCTGGCTGGCGGGTGGTCAGTCGGCCAGGGTACAGGTTGACATCGAGCTGCTAGAAGTGCCTAGCAGCGCCATAGACCGGGGTCAGCAAGCAACGACAGCTACACCTACCCCTAACACCGATGGACGGCCTAGGCTGGCCCTGACGGAGCGACAACGGGCCGATGGCAATGCTAAGGCCAAGGCGCACCTCCAGGCCCAGGCGGGGCTCTATATCCCGAGGGTGACAGCCTTGATCCAGTCTGGCCAGTACTTTCTATCGACGGATCCAGACTCAGGCGATGTGCGGATGTACGATGGGGCCCGCAGCTTGGTGGGTATCGTTGGCCGCTGGGATGGGCAAACCTTCAAGACGCCAGGGATAACGAATATTCCGAAGCGCTAGGTGACAGCACCCTGGGGGATGCCTGGATCATAGGATGGCGCATCGGTCAGCCGAGTGACATCGCCGGGAAATGTAACGCACTTTTTGCTGCCACCTTTGGCCGACTTAAAGTCTATGAAGCCAAGGATAGGGTTGTCAATTTTGATTAGCATAGGCTGCCTAGCGCTAACCCTAGGGTGCCCAGTCAATAAAAAACCCCCAGCATTTTCCCAAGGTGCTGAGGGCAGAGAGTTAGGAGTTCGTGTGCAGGGCACAACCCAACTATAAACCGTAGGCTAGTGGCTGTCAACTGGCTGGGCACCCTATAGCTAGCTAGCCAAGCCAGCCATGCGCACATTCGCCATACTGCTAACCATCATTATTGCTGCTACCTGGATCCAAGATGCGGCCCGGAG